AATCCCCCTACGGCTTGAATACAGCCCCGCTACGGGCTTGGATGAGATGTCCTAGTGGATTGCTAGGGGTAAACTGAAGGAAGCCCGCTAGGGGCTTCATATGGGGACCTTGGGTTTGGTGCGTTTGGTCATGTGCTGGACTCCCGGGCGATGGCGGAATCAATGGCGGAATCGAGCTCATCAGGTGTGCACCAGAACGCAAAAGTCATGAGGGACCGCAGCGCATTAAAGGCAATGCTCCGCGCGCCTCCTCCCTGGACGATGCCTTGCCGACTGCGCGAACCGCTGCGTAGCCACCGATACCTCGCCGCGTCCCTTTCGTTGCGCTCCAGTTCTGCCTCTAACTGGTTTTGCTCCTGTGCGTTCATCCTTACTGCTCCCTAATAGCGCGATGAATGAAAACCTTGGGTTCCTCATGCGCGGTCAAAAGGCCCCGCACGGAGTCCAGGAGGATGCCGAAGGTGGTAGCCATGCCGATGCAGACCAAGACAGCGATAAAGAAGGCGAGAGGGATGCTGAGGGTGTCGAACATGGTTATGCGAGCTCCAATGCGGGTTCTTCTTGTTCAACGTCCACGGACAGGTCCACGAACCAGGAAGCGGGGATAGGGTCCAGCGCATTCACGAAGGTTTTGGACCTGTTGGACATGACCACGAACCGCACATTGCCAATCTGAAACTCACTGGTGCTGTAGGGCACAGCAAGTTTGTACGGCGTGCCTTGAATGCTCAGAATGCGGCGCGCATCCACTGACCACTGGCGCTTTATCGATGCCTTCAGTCCTGCAATGGTTTTGCTCACGGTGTTGCTCCTTGTCGGGGTAACTAGCTGATATTCGCTAGATGAACCAGACGCCTACCATCTGGTTTATCTAACGGGCTCCAGAGATGGACTAGAGCCAGTCAGTATGTGTTGCGCTAGTGGAACGGTTAGAACGAAGTAAGGAACGCAAGCATCTCTGCGGAGAACTCCCCTTGTTCATCAAACACGCTGAGCGCGTCCCCATCCTCAGTGGTCAGGTACAGGGGCCACGCTTCGCGGCTATTCATGGGGCGCCACAGTGAGCACTCATTCCCGCGCACCAGAAGGACCACGTTAGCGAGCGTCAGGCTCCCGTCGTCTTCATTCATGCACACATCAAAGGCCCCGCCGTCATGCTCAAGGGCTACATCAGGTGCGTTCAGTGTTTCCAGGTTGATATAGATGCGACCGTAGCACTTCAGCAAGTTTGCTTCGTTGAACAGGTCACGCGGGATGACTCGCATATAGGACATGGCTCGATACTCTCTTAGTGGTTGCTAACGTAAAACAGAGCGGGCACTGCGGCGGCCTGTAGAGCTCTGAAGGCATCTTCGAGGGTATCGAAGGTCAGTATTATCTTGCCGGACAGCGAGTGAATCAGTTTGTACATGACATCACCTAGTGGAATGGTTAGGCCAAGTCATCGATGCATTGGCGGATGTACTCTGCCGAATCGAAGAACCCTTGCTTGTCCGCTTCGTTTGCTTGCATCTCACAGTAACGCTTGAAGCACTCAGTGTCATGGTTGAACGCAACTACCTTGCCCTTGCAACCAGTAACAATCGAGATGTATCCGCATTCTGCTACCCATTGTGCTTCGGTCCATTTGCTCATGTTGGTAACTCCTGGTGTGTTGTGTTTCTCTAGTGGATGACTGAAGCGTAACTGAAGATTCCCTACAGTGCAACTATTATTCTCTTCGTGTGCTTACGGTGCGGAAGGCCCATGATCCTAGCTCCTCAACGATAGATGCCAGCGATAAGGTCAACTGCTGCGGCTCTGATGTGTTGCGAGTGTTGCCCCTTGGAGTTACTGAAGAGGAGCAGGAGGAGTGTCTGTGCTGTCTGGGACATCTTATTCACCTTTGATCTTGAGAACCAGGAAGCCCACAGCGATGCAGAACGGTGCAGCAATGATCGGCAGAAGGATGATGCCGGTAGCGAGTTCTGTGTACATGTTGTCGGCTCCTGGGTTGGTTTGTTTGCTGCGTTGGATGAACTTTAAGCGTTCCACTTGCGGATGTCAACACCCAATCGCAATAAAATCACAAAAGGAACAGATGAGGCTACAGCGGGTTGTCTGTGGGGTAGAGCTACATGGGTAGCAGGTGATAGCCAGGAAGGCGCTGTAGGGGCTCTGTGGGCGTCCTAGAGGTGTCTGTGGATGGTCTATAGGGTCTCGAAAGGGCAAAACAAACAGGTGATCCCACACACATAGACAAACAATTCAGAACTGGAACAGGATTCAAACAAAAAGGGGAGACAGCCCGGTGCTCTGGACCATCTCCCCTAGGGCGATGCGTGGTGTATCTAGTGTGAATCTACTGCCCAAGGATCACCAATCCTCAGTCAGCCCTTTAGAATCAATGGGTTAGCCTAGGGTGTGCCCAAGGATGTGACCATGTGGAGCTCACGGTGTGCCCAGGGTAGGCCAGTGGTGCAGCTAGAGAGTGCCTAGGAGGGTGAGGGCCTGCCTGCTGTGGGCGGGTGGCACGGGGGGAAGTCGCGCCCCGGCTGTGTCAGATGGGTAAACGGATTTTTGCCCAGAACTATTGGACCCCTTCCATGTACCTTAGGACAGCCCTTAGTTCATCTGCAGTTGCGTCAGTCTTGATTCGATTGGCGCGCATGGAGATGACCCGAATGTTGCCCGGGACGTAGCCCAAGCTCGGGACCATCTTATCAAGTGAGGGTGCGGTATCGCTAGGGCCACTGCGGGTACCCTTGTGCCTCTTGAGGGTGATTCCCAAGACAGGGCAGGTGCTGGGGATAGAGATGTCCGAGAGGGAGATGGTGAACGGGTATCCACCTTTACTGGCTCTGGACCGAGCAGCGGCGTACATAGCCTGCTCATCGGAGATACTTGCCTTCTTGCATACCTTGCATCTCAGCCCGTTGCTCTTGTACGAGTTCTCAGCGGTGAGGGCTACACCACAGAGTTTGCAATGCCTTACTTCATCCAAGTGTCCTGATGGGTGTGTGCTGTGTGGGTGTACATCTCATAGCCAATTTCAAGGCCACCTATAAGACTAACTCTAGGTATCTATAAGAGTATCTTTAGTTAATCAATAAGGGGGATATTCATCCCTCTGCGAGAGTGAGGGTTAAGGCCACTTTTCCTCGCTCTCGCTTGCTACATAAGGGTTTCACCGGGTCACCAAGAACCGGCCCAGTTGTCGTCTGCCGGAGCCATCCCAAGCACGTGATCTGAGAACTTCTGCAGCTCCAGTCGGAGCATCTCATCTCGGTGCTCATCGAGGACCTTCTGGGTGTCCTTATCCATTGTGTCTACCCAGTAGGCTACCGCCATCGCCAGGGCATCGATACGGTCATCCTTGGCGAGGGCACCACGCTCCTTGGTGATACGTGTCATCTGGTAGAAAAGCTGATACACAGCGTAGCTATCCAAGGGGTACTCGTTGTAGTTCTCCTGGTCCCGCTTGATGAGCTTGGTATCCACCACTAGCCTGTGCTGGTTCATCACCGGCTCTAGGGTGTCGATGATCCGCTTCTCCTTCTGTTGGCTACTGCGGAGCTCGCTGATGGTGCAGGGGTAGGTACGGACCAAGAAGGGAGTCAGTACCTTGTTGAAGAGTCCATCCCCGAAGTTAGATTCGATGATGACCTCCTTCACCTTGTACCTCTTGGCCGTATCAGCGAGGGCCTGAAGGACATCATCTGAGTAGCCCCCACGGAGCCCGCCTGCTGCCAGTACGTACAGTAGGCCATTGAGCATCGCCACTACCGCATAGCTGGTCTCGTCACCGCCACGCCCCGAGGGGTCAATGGCCATGACACATCCCTGATACTCAGCGAACTCACCAGACACGAATAGAGGCCTGTAGAGCCTGTCTCCCTGCAGCCCTACTGCCTGTACATCCTTGAGCAGTTGGTCCGGTCCTGAGGCCCATACGAGCTTCACAGGGGCCATCTCTGGGTTCAGGTCCAGCACCATCAGGTCAGCCAGCTTCAGCGGGTATTTGTTCTCATCACTGAGCGAGGTATCCAGCATGAACTGCATGGCGAACCCTGAGCGGCCATACGAGGCCTCACGCTCAAATAGGTCGAGGTCGTGGAACCGTGAGGGTTCTGTAGGTGCCCCACGGCCACTGCAGTCAGTCGCCAGCTTCGGGTTCTTGGCCAACTGCTTGGTGATGAAGGGGGCCACTCGTTGGCCGTAGGAGGCCATGAGCTTGTCGTTGGGGAACCGTGCGGGCCAGATGCGGATTTCATAGCCCCGCTCGGTCAGCAGGTTGTATAGCGAGAGTTCTGTCTGCGGAGTACCGAGGTAGGTGATTTCCCCGTTGGGGACCAACACTGCATCGAACTCCTTGACCGACTCACTCAGCTTGTCCCGCTGTGCTTGGGTCATCGAGTTGCTGGGAACCTCCACGTCATCGGCCACGATACGCGTAGCACGGCCACCCGTAAGCTGCCCAGTGATACCCACAGAGCGAACCGAGGGTGCTTGGTGGGCAGAGCTAGGGCCAACGTCAAAGGCGATGATGGAGTCCCGCTGGCCTTCACGGGGCTTCAGGTGGTGGAGCAGTGGCATCTCATCGATGAGCCGTTTGACGAATGTGGAGAAGGCGTCAGCACGGGCCTTCGATGCAGAGACCACAAGGATGCGTTCTTCAGGGTCCCGGTAGAGCAACCAGATGACATAGGCCGCAGTCAGCCAGGACTTACCGATTCCCCGGAAGGCTTCAACGATGCGCCGCTTGGGGCCGTGCTGGAGGTAGTCTGCGATGTCGTACTGGACTGGCGTGGGGGCCGGGAGGTTCAAGTGCTGCCAGATGACGAAGACCATGTTGCGGAGGTCAGCAGCGATTGGGTCTTTAACAGGAGATGCCATAGGGCTCGCGTAGAGGCCGCATACGCCCCTCGTAGGGTTCCACTAGGGGATGCGTATGGGTAAGGGATGGGAAGCCCGCAGAGGGGCTGTAAAGCGGTCTTAGCCTGCTGCTACTTGCGGCTCATCGTCCTCGCCTTCACCGCCAACGTGGCCAGGGAACGGGAGCACTGCAGCGAGGTTCTGGAGGGGCTTGTTGGCTTCCGGGATGGCTTCGATGCCGTTGTCCTTGAGGAAGCTCTTGGC